ACCCCTGCCGAATGATGTCAAGAACGGCGAATAGACCCTTGAATGTCCTGCCAATTTTGTCCGCAGTCTCATCAGAGATGATAAGCCTTTGCGTAAACTTGTTCAGTCCCTCAATCAAGCCGTAGAGCCGTTCCGATGTCATCGGCGGAAACACATCGTCCCAAGCGCCTTTCAACGTCCCAAATACCTTTTGAATCGCTTTGGCGCTGTTCAAGAGGGAGTCAAAAAGAAGCTCTCTGCCGCTTTTGCGGGTCATGTTCTGAACAAGGTCGGCGATTTCTCCCGTAGAAGAGTTTGCCTGACTGCTGAGGGAACGAAGCGCCGCGATCTGCTCCTCAGTGTAGCCGATGTTTTTAAGCTGTTCGTCGCTCAGTGCGGAAATACCGCCGGTCGTTCCCGTAGCCTCATTGGCCAGCTTGTCCAGCGTCTTGGCCAAAATATCAGTTGTCAGCCAACCCTGTGAAAGGGTGGCGTCAAAGGAGCCCGCCTCCTCAATCATCTTGTCGAGGCCGTCAACAGACTCAGACGCCGTCTCCCGAAGCGCGTCACGGAACGCATCCACAGAAAAGCCGGCGTCACTGACTTCATTCTTCAACTGCCCCCAGCTTGATGTCAGCGCCCCACCCAGCAGGGCGTTTCTGGCTTTGGAGGAGCCGTCGATGATGTTGCTGAAAAATTCGGAGAACTCCCGCAGCGTGACCTTTGCTTCCTCATAGTCGCCGACGATCAACTGCCAGGTCTCAGCCCATCCGGATTGCGCACTTTCTTTAAGCGTATCCATCAACTGAGAAAAGGTCTTTACATCCTGAGCGGCGGCAAAGGCCTTCTTACCAATTTCAGTCGTTTCATCGGCGTAGTCCTTCAGCGTCTCCGTGAGAACTTCGGTGGTCATCCACTGGTAGGCCAGACTGTCGTTGAACATATGGGTAGCGTCGATGGTCTCTTTCATCACGCCGCCCTGCCCGTTCTTGGTAAGAACCTTGTACATGCCGTCCGCGGACTTCTCGACAGTTCCCGCCGCAACGGCGGCCTCAAGAAGCTGTGTCTTAAACTCCACCGTCGCCATATTGGCGTTCTCAATGGATTTCCAGTCAATCAGCTTAACATAGCCCGCCGACAGCGCCTGGGCAAAGTTATACATGGCCCGGGAAGCCTCGTTGGCGTTAGCGCCGGAAACAGCAGCTACATTGCTGACGCCCTGGATGGCGGCCACGGCGTCGTCCAGCTTTACGCCGGCGTTTGTGAATTTACCGATGTTGGAGGTCATATCCGCAAACGAATAAATCGTTCTGTCGGAATAAGTATTGAGCTCGTCCAGCTTCTGGTTGACCTTATCCAGGCTCTCGCCAGTGCTGGCCATGATGGTCTGGATGGAGCCCATCTTCAGCTCATACTCGTTAAAGCCGGTGGAAATCGGCTCAACTGTAAACGAAGAGAGCATCCGCTTTCCCGCGTTTACCGCGGAGTTGGTGATATTGGAAAGAGCAGTCATAGCCATGACTTCAAGCGCCGAGAATTTCGCTCGAACGGTCTCGACGGAATTGCTAAGAGTCGACAGGTCACACTTCTTAGCGGCGGTGCCCAAGCCCTCCAGGCCCTTAGCAGCACCGTCCAGATCCAAACCCTGTTTGAGTTTGTCGAGTGTTGACAAGCTGGTCTGAACGTTTTGCTCAAACTGGCGATTGTCAAATCGCATCTCTACGACTCTCTCGTCGATTGTTGTGCTCATAGCTTTGTGACCTCCTTCCATGCGTTATTTGCGATCTGGTCAAAAATAGGCTGGATAGCAGGGTTGATATAATCTCTTCCCTGTACCCAGCCCCCAGTCCCGGTGCCATGCCCATACTGAAGAATGATGGCGATTGGGACTCCATTTTGAACATTGGAGTTGCGAAATGAGATGACGGCCGAACCGTTCTTGTTGGTGATCTCGTAGTACCACGAACTGGCTGTTTCTCCGGAGTCAACAGGCGTCGCAGACGCAAGGGCGGCCACTCCAGCTCGGCCGTACTTATCGAGATCGCCGAGATGGACCGCTTCTTTGGCTCTCTCCAAGAATCTGGTCAGCTTGGAGAAGTCGCCCTTTTGTCTGAACGTAATCATATGCCCTCCTGTTACAGCTTTTTGCAGTAGTCCAAAGAAACCCAGCCCACGCCGGATTTCAACTTGCCCCACTTCGTAGCGCCCTCACCCGTAGCCTCAGACACGATGGTGTAGACACCAGGGGCAATGGCCTTCTGGACGATAGCCGTGTTGGTGCCCGGCCCTTTCCGAATGCGCAGATCCGTAGCGGTGATACGAACCTTATACGGAACCTTGATCTCGGGTGCAGAGGGGCCAGGAGCAACGGGTTTCGTGCTGGGCGCTGTAGCAGCCCCTCCGTTCAGGGCGTCCAAGTAGCTCTTGACGAGCGCTTTGAACGCTTTCCAGTTGTTCATAGCAGTAGTCTTATTGCTGCTGCCAAAGATGTACGTCGGGCACCATTTTTTCCCGGAGATGGGATTGCAGCACTGTTCGTCTACATCAGCAAATTTCTTGCCGACCGACTTATTCACCCAATAGGTATGGGTGACGAGCTTGTCGATGGTAAGGCCGTTTTTCCAGAGCAGCCATGCAGCCAGTCTGGCACCGTTATCTCTGGCGATCTTGTCGTGCTCCGCAGACTCGTTCATGATGACCTCGATGCTCAGGCTCGTCATGTTACCGCCGTCGACCACAGAGCCATCGCCGGAATGCCACGAAACCTCAGCAGCTCCGACCGGGTCGGATGGAACCATGCCAGTGCCGGCTTTCAGATTCTGCCAGCCGCCGGTGTCGTCAACAAAGAAGTGGACACGGCTGCTGTTCATGTTCTGGTTGAACGTAGCTCGGGTATACTGCTCGCCGTCATCGTAGACATTGGCGAGGTCGTTGGTGTTGTGGATGGTCACGCTCTTCGCACGACCGGTGCCGCTCAATTTCTTCTGGCTCTTATACAAAGCGCCAGCGGAGAAACCGGCCTTCTTAGCCTTGGTAGCGTCCTGCCAGCGAGTGCCGTCCGGGATGATTTTCTCGCTGATTTTTACGCCGTTTACTGTGTAAGTGGCGTTCGGGGTCAGTTTTGCCATGGGACCGGCACTTCCTTTCTTTGCATACTTGTCGAAATACTTCTGGCCGTATTCGGCCCGCTGCTTCTGCCTTGCCTCGCTCTGGTCCGCGGGACGCTCGAACTGGAGGAGAACGATGTCGGATGCCTCTCGGACACTGACAGTCGTTCTCAGAACATTCAACACAGTCTTGTAGCCGGTGGAGAGTTCCTGCATCAGAAAACCAAGCTGCATCTCCAGGTCACCGATACTCTTCCCGGCGGCCTTGGCGTAGGCCAGCAGAGCGGCCTTTCGGCTGGGATACGTCCATTGAGCGAGACCATAGCCCGCCCGGTCATTGCCGAAATTGGCACAAGTGCCTCGGTCGACCATCTCGGTATACTCGGCGTCGGCCATACCCAGCTTACCCTCATAGCTGTTCTGGAGATTGTTCGGGCGAAGCCCGCTTTCAGCGTAGAGATTTCCCATCAAACCGGCTGTCCCGGCATCAGTGAGCCCCTGCGCTTTCAGATACTCCCAAATTGTCTTCTCGGACATAGCATCACCCTCTCGTGTTCCATCTTCTCTTGTTCGCCGCATTGAGTCTCTTGTTGTATGCGATCTGCTCCGCCCGGGGAATCTTCTGCGGCTTCTGGCTCTTTGCGTTGCAGACGTTGATAAGCGTGAGCAACCGGTTCAAATGCCATTTCTGGCACTCAAATGGGATACCGTGGCAGATCATCCAGTAGTAGATGATTTCAGCAGTTACTTTCGGTTCGCTGGCCGTACTCTTCTTCATGTTGTGAAAGGTGGTGGCCGTCATGGAAGCGTCGATATAGGCTTCTACCTCCCGCAAAATAGCTGGGGTGATTGCCTTATAAACCGAGGAGTCCACATTCTGCGTCAAGGTCATACACCGGACGTAGTCAATGGACTCCTCCGTCGTTCTTCTCTTCTTTGACAGAAACGGCTTGTGCCATTTCGACTCCCATTTTGAAAGTGAGACCAGCGAATGCTCCAGTCGAAGCGTCTGCTCTTTTACATAGATGAAATTCGCGACGCCATCAAACAGTTCCGTTTCGGGGATCGTGATTTCCAGCATTTCCGGTCTCCTTTATGGTGTCAGGCCGGAGGCAGCACGTCGGAACTGCCGGGGAGGGCAGGGGCGTCAGCAGCCGGCTCCACATCCGCCTTGGCCGGGATAACGCCGGCGAAGAAGTCGGCGGCAGCCTTGGCGTCAGTGGCCAGCTCCATGAACAACTGGTTGTACGCCTCCGTCTGAACAAAGGCGTCGCGGACCTCCTGGTTCTTGATAAACTGGCGGCCGTCGGGGGACTTCACGCCGTAGGACTTGAGGATGAGGTTCTTCATCGTCTTGATGATCTGTCCGCCGTTCTGCGCCTCGACGAGGCGCTTAATCATCGCGGTGAGGCCGCCGTCCACAGAGAGCTCCAGTTCGGCCACCTCAGCCTGGGTCAGGTTGAAATAGTGGTCCTCGGTGCGGTGGTTGCCGTTGTAGTCGACAAACTTAAAAGTCTTTTTAATCATGGTGCGATTCTCCTTTCAAAAATTAAAGAAAGCGGAGCCCTCGGTGAAGAGAGCCCCGCTTCGCAGGGTACGGATGTTGCGCGGGAAATCAGCCGGCGGGAGGGACTTCCTTGAAGAACGCGATGACCTCCTCGGGCATCGGCAGCCGGGACTCGACGGCGGCGTTATCGCCATCGGCATCCTTGCCATAGATGATGTCCTCGAAAGCGGCCAGCTTGGCCTTGTCGGTCTTGGTGGAGTCGATGGTCATGTGGGCGGTGGCCTTGTAGCCCGGGACGTCCACGGGGGTGGTAGTCAGAGACCAGCTCATAGCGGTGGCCTCGGGGCTGTCGTTGACAGTCTGGCGGTTCTTCTCGGAGGGAGACGCCTGAGCCCCATAGACCAGATGGAGCTTATAGCCGTAGTTCTGGCCGACCACGTCGTTGCCGATCAGGGTGCGGTAGGACAGGCCGAACATCTTGCGGTTCTGCTGTCCGATGGTCACGCCAGGGGCGACCTCGGCGGAGCCGTCGCACTCCTCGAACTCGGGGGGATAGGTATAGGCCTCCACGGTGGCGCCGAAGTCCTCGGCGGACATCAGGTTGAGGTACTTGATGTTGTCAGCCCAGACAGCGTTGGGCTCGCCGCCGGAGGGGGTCTCGTTGACAGCAGACAGACCGTTCCAGGGCACACCCTTGGCATACTTGCCGTTGTTGCCCATGGGAAACAGGACGCCGTGATCCAGGCCAGTCTCAAACAGGCGCTCGCCGATCTGGTCCCATTTCATTCTACTCATTGTCGATTTCCTCCTTTATAAGGTTAGAAGTATAGGGTGAACACGTCATGGTGCAGGTTGTCCGCTGTAAAATGGCGTTCGTGAACGCACATCGGCAGCAGCGCAACCTTTTTGGGCAGGTCACTGTCAGGGTTCCTGTAAATGAGGGTCACCTGATAGCAGTCGTGCAGCAAATAGGGCTGATTGTTGGCGAATGTTGGTTTTATGAGTTTGCGCTCATAAACGATGCAGTCATATTCCATCTCCACATCAGCAGGAGGCTGGAAATAGGCCCGGCATTCATCGCCTTTATCGGGGCAATCGAGAATGCTACACAGATTTTCGTGAAGTTCGATTCTTCTTTCCGTTGTAGACACCCCCAATCGTCAAGATCAGCCTTGGATACTGTACTTCCACTTTGGTCACTTTCCATTTCGTGCCCATGAACCCGACATAGCGCATCCGGTAGAAGTTCTGATAGGCAAATGGATCGGCGACTATGCTGATCTCATTTGCGACATTGACGTTGTCGTTGAGGGTTTCGGCAGATTGAATAAGCCCGGTGTTCCGAAGCAGGTCACCGCTATACATCCGTTCGGTGATCTTTTCCTCGTGAACGCCGGGCGCTGTCTCAACCGTATCAGCATAGCCTACCGGTCCATAAAATTTTGCCATTTTGAACTTTCTCCCTTAAGCGGCTGCACCAGAAGCGGGCTTCACGGGCTCCTCCAGAGCGATGGCGGACCACAGCCGGTGCAGAGCGCCGGACAGACGGGTCTCGATCAGGTACTTCTCCTGGTTGAAGTCGATATCGAACTGGTTGAAGCGGGTGATCTCGCCGCCCTTGGTGGAACCGACGGTGTAGTCGGCCAGGTTGACGAAGAGGCCCAGGAGCTTGTGCTGGACGTTGTCCTTGTC